TGGTGGTTGTGGAACTGATGGTTTTTGTTCTGCTGCTGGTGGTATCGGTGCTTCTGGACTTTGACTTTGTTCTTGTTTTGGCACAACAAATCTACCAAGAACATATCGATCATAGTTCATTGTCACAGTAACTTTCATCAATTCACTTGGTCCATAAGCAACTGGAATACTAGTGACAGATTTTGGAAATGCATTAACTAATTGGTATTGCAATCTCGTGCTTCCAGGAACGTTATATCCTCTATTGAATTTTGTAATGAATAATTGACTGGTTTTATAATTTTCAGGCCAGTTGAATCTACGATATGCATATGGAAGATCTGAAGATGCTGCTATTTCAGAATTCCCACCAACATAATTCATCCAAAATTCAAAAAATTGAAGAACCTTATACTCTGTATCAATGTAAAAAGTAAAATCAATGTCAGTATATAATCTAGTATGAGCAAATTCTTGGGGAACTCCCATGTAATTATCTTTTACTTCTGCAGTGGCGTATGTTGAAGTTGGTAGAGTTGCATCAGAACAAAGAAGACCTAAAGTTTTTCCAAATTCAGATAAACTAATTTGAGGACCCCATGATGCATTTTGCAATTTACCAATAAAATCTGAATTGAATTGTCCAATATGCACCTGATAATAATTAGTCATTGCAATTTTGCCAAAATAAGTTTTGGCATTTGCCATAGTCACATTTTCCACTGGTTGCGGAGTATTAGGCATCTAAATATTTTTACTTGATATTATTAAATATTTAGATGTCGTATAAAGGAAAATATCAACCATCATACCCTCAAAAATACAAGGGAGATCCAACTAATATCATTTATAGATCATTATGGGAAAGAAAATTCATGGTCTATTGTGATCTCAATGAAAATGTTCTTGAGTGGGGATCTGAAGAGATTGCACTTCCTTATCGTTCACCAATCGACAATCGTATTCATAGATATTTTCCAGACTTTTACATTAAAGTAAAAGAATCAACTGGACAAATTAAAAAGTATTTAATTGAAGTTAAGCCTAAAAGACAAACATTACCACCACCAAAACCGAAAAGGCAAACAAAAGGATACATTTATGAGGCATATGAGTACGCAAAAAATCAGGCAAAATGGAGAGCAGCAAAAGAATTTTGTGAAGACAGAAATTGGGATTTTAAAGTTCTAACCGAGGATGAACTAGGTATCAAGTAATGCCAAGAAAAACCCTAAGACAAAGACAAAATCCAACAGATGATAAGAATAGTAGAGTTAGATCTGTAATTGATAATCTTCAAGGTAATGAAGATCCAGATGATTTAATGTTAGAAATTATGAACGTTTTAACGGAAACTAATAAAGGTCCAAAAGTTGGAAGATATTATACATTTGTTTATCAACCAAAAACACCAAATATTAGTTACGATCAAAATCCCCTTGTTGCAGTGACTGAGGTTTATGGTTGGGGATTTAGAGGTATTAATTTTCATTGGGGAGAATCTCGCCAATATACCTGGGACGAGATTGCTGGAGGTTTATATGAAATTTATGCGGAAGAAATTCCAGATCTTATAGAGGTTCCTTTTGGAAAAATCCGTCTAAATAGTTAAAAAATTAGCCAAATGGCGCAGGTATTAAGGTATCCATACGACTTATATACTCAAGAGACAGACTATCTGCAGATAACTTTGCGTAGGAAAAAAGCAGCATCTTCATCTTTAGAAGAATTTGGTTCATCTTCTTTAATAAAAAAGAATGGTGCATATCAAGGTGGTCCTACTCAAAATGCTTCTAACGTTGGGAAAAAAATATCTTCAGGATTTGTAAGTCAAGTTGGTGACATAATTCTTTTACCTATACCATCAAGTATCGGAGATAGCAATAGCGTAAATTTTTCAGAAGATAAGTTAGATGCAATAACAGCTAAAGTTGCTGGTGCTGCTTATAATATTATGACAACTCAAACACCAGGAAAAACTGATATTACTGGTTTTTTGAACAAACTTGGTGAAAATACTTTAAAAGAATTAAAAGGTGTATTTGCAGAGTCTGCGGACCTTAGAGCAATATATCTAACAAAATTAGCGGCAGAGGCAGCTGGACTTGCTGGTATTGGAAACATTAGTCTAGACCAAATTTTAGCAAGATCTCAAGGAAAAATCTTGAATCCAAATATGGAGTTGTTATTTAATGGTCCAACAATTAGATCATTTAAATTTTCTTTTAAAATGACCCCAAGAAGTAAAAAAGAAGGAGATCAAGTAAAATTGATTATTGGATCATTAAAAAGACACATGGCACCAACTCCTGCTGGAAATTTCCTTGGAACACCAGGACAATTTGATTTAACTTATAGAAGTGGACCAGATAATCATAAGTTTCTAAACAAAATCAAAACTTGTGTGCTTCAGGATATGTCGGTAAATTACACTGGTGAAAATGTTTATGCAACATATGAAGATGGGACACCAGTTTCGATGATTATGGACTTGACATTCAAAGAACTAGAACCTATCTATTCATCTGATTATAGCAATGATCCAAACGAAGGAGTAGGATACTAAAAATGGCAAACTATTTTTCTTATCTACCAGATTTAGAATATCAATCATTTTTAAATGATAAGACATCTGATAGAGATTACGTTCTGGTCAAAAATCTCTTCAGGAGAGTCAAACTTCGTGACGATGTATATAATTCCTTGACAGCATTTACAAAATATCAAGTTCCAGATGGATCTCGTCCAGATACAGTTGCGGAAGAACTTTATGATGATGCTAATTATGATTGGGTTGTTCTAATCACGGCAAATATTATACACCTAAGAGATGAATGGCCTCTTTCAAATTCACAACTTTATAATTATGCAGAAAACAAGTATGGAACAACTTTGACTGATATCAAATTTTACGAGACTAAAGAAGTACGAGATTCTTTAAATCGACTTATTTTACCTGCTGGTAAGATTGTATCTTCAAATTTTACTATTCCAAATCCATCAAATCCAAACGCTAATTTAAATCCAGTAAATGCAGTATCAAACTACGAATACGAAACTAGATTGAATGATAAAAAAAGAAACATTTATGTACTGAAACCAATTTATCTGCAGCAGTTCTTACTTGACATGAGAACTGTGATGGATTATCAGGATTCTTCACAATATGTCAGTGAGAAACTCATCCGTACTGAGAATACTAGGATCACGATGCCATAAGAGTTCTAAACTCTTATCAAATATCATTACATATCGGTGTTTGCGGGAGCGGTCTTTCCATTCTCCTTCAGCACCTTTAACTTTGCCTCTAGAGTGTTTAGTTCCGTCTGCATAGTAGAAATCCTTCTTTGGGTCTGAAAGTCCGCAATATTTAAAATTACAAGCGCGATAGATTGTACCAAAATGGAAATCACTATCAGCGTAAGAGATGATTGCCCTAACTTTTGTATCCTTCCGTAACTGTCTAATCGCTCTTGAAACAAACCAAGAAGTGATATTATGTTCGGTTCCCTGGGTTTCAGGGTGGATGCAAAGTCGTGAAAGTTCAAATAATCCTTCTTGCTCATTCCGTTCGAGTCCAAATGCTCCTTGTGCAATTTCAGGAACAGGGAGACCTGTGAAGACACAGACTCCCTGAATGCCGCCGATGTTCAATGGGCAAAAATCGTTACCCTTATATAAACCATAATTATAACCAGATCTAAAACCTTTAGAAAAATCCTTAAGATAATGAAACCGCAGAAGTAATTCTGCGGATTCGGATTTACTTACACGATCAATGTAGTAATCAGACTTCACTCTTCGGCAAGACGTGCAAAGTACGAGAGTGCATCATCATCCTCATCTTCCTCAACCGCAGCACGACAGGTAGGTTGCAGATTGTTGAGTTCGGTGCGAAGGTCTTCATCGAGTTCCTTCACAGGACCACGGGTGTTGTCCTCATCAAACTCTTCGGGATCTTGATAGCGGGGAGTGCCCTTGTTACCCAGTACATAATCAAGACGCTTCTTCAGTTCGTCATAGGACTTGAACTGATCGGCAGCAACGAGTTCGGCAAGCGAATACTGCTTCTTCCAGATTGCTTCCATCGCATCATCGTCGTCCAGGAGAGCTTCAGAGCGAGCAAACTCAGAGGAGTCATAATTGCGATAACCAGCGACATTCTTTGCCTTCAGTTTGAAGTTGGCACCAGCCCAGAAGTCAAACGGATCAATTGCTTCCTCATCTTCAAACTCAGGTTGCATTGCAGCGGTGAGTTTGTCGAAGATCTTCTTACCATACTTGAACAGGAAGACCTTACCTT